CGAAGTGAAATACTTTGTTGAGAATCCGACACCGCCTTTATAGTCAAAATTCGACCGACCGTATTCATCCAAAGCGGGAACATTGATAAACTTCGCTTTGTGCCGTGCGCTCCGGGTATCATATTCTCGCTCAAGTCTTCCAACCACATCATTTATCGACCAACGCGTCTGAATATGTATCTCTGTTACGCCTTCCTTCTTCCTTGAGGCTAGGTCGGTAACGTATGTCTGCCAAAGCTTATCTAATCGCTCTTTCGACAAAGCTTCCTCGATGCCCGAACAAAGGTCATCAGCGTAAAGAAGGTTTTCTGTTCTCGTTGCACCAGTCAGCGAAGCGTTTATCGGTCGACAAGTCAGGGACTTGAATCTCTTCGGCGAACCGACATTGATTGTCTGCTCCTTGCTGTTAAGGTCTTTATTCCTGTTGAAGCTTACTTGCGGGAATATCTCCGACCAGCAGTATTCTTCCTTGTTCGTCAAAATCTGCGAGACACCTTCGTAAAAGGATCTCGTCAGCGATCCCGAAAATCCCGATGCAAGGTTTGGCTTCTCCGGCTCCCAGCCCATAACAGCAGACAGAAGATATATGCCCGCTGTTGTTTTACCGGTCCCAGGCGGAAGGCTTATCGCCAAAAGTTCTATCTTCTTGTCCAAAGCGGCTTGAAGAGCCTGTGTGACACCATGCTTCAGCAGAAGGTCCCGCCGAGGATAATAAAACTGCGCATCACGGGGTCGATTCTTCTCGACATACAGATAATAGGCATCAAGGTTTCGATTCTGTGCCTCAAAGAGCATGACCGTCCAAAACAGCTCGTTATATTTGTCATCATGCGTCTCCGCAGCCATCTTACTGATGTAGTTTCGATTGTAGGCGCACCACTTGAAAGCGTAGTCACGGACATCGAGATCCTTCGTAAAGTCGTACTCGTAGGACATATTCTGAATGACTTGCAGAAGGTCTATCTGATTCTGATAATTCTTACAGCCGTCCTTGTCCGTTATCGCCTTGAGGACCTGTCTGTATTTGTCTAATGCGTTCGCCATATTACGAAATCAGCAGAGACCCCGAACAGATGAGAGCCGCACAAGTCAGTACGCCGAGAACAAAGCCGGTCCTATTGTCTTCCATGTTTGCAAGGCCCGAAAGCAGAAATCCCGCTCCCAGGATAAAGTCAAAGATTGCCAAGATCATCAACCATACGCCCATTACTCTTCTCCCCTTTCGTCAGCTTCCTCGTTCAACGAAATGTTGTATCTCTGCGAGATGTCAGTAAGTGCCTGTACAGTGTGTACCACCTCAATAGGTTTCTGCTCCGGCTGATCCGACCAACCATGCTCCGCCTTCAGATGGAAAATGCCCGCAACAATAGGGACTTCTTCCGTCAATGTCGCATTACTCATCGCAGTTTCGCAGTACGCCTTAAACTCCTGGAAGCATTCAGTGTAATACGTCCCTGTTCTCGACCGGCCCGAAACCCACTCATTGATAGTCTTCTTCGAAGCATGGATAAGCACGGCATAATTGCCCATTGTCGGCATGATCTCAAATTGCTGACATTTATCTGTGTACCATCTGAACGCCATCCGCAGCTCCGCTTCAGAACGATACTCACCCGAATGATTGCGTTTCGAATCAGCAAATAAGTGATCGCCAATATCCTTCAGCGCTCCGAGCATCAAGTTTGGCTTGCCCATGTACCGAGATTCCTCAAAACCGTGATAGTCATTATATCGGGCAAAGTAATAGTCAAAATCACTCTCAACTATCTGCGGAGTATCCATCTTCGCCGAATTGTTAAGGTATACTTCCTCTTTCGATTTCGATATTTTGAATCACCACCTTTTCAGCTTTTAGCCCATTTCGTTCTATCGTTGAGCATACAAGTGCGATCTATTGAGTTATTTAAGTATCAGCGTTTATTCAGGGATTATTTATTTATCCTTTAAAGTTAAAGTGTTAAGTATAGTGCTTTATATATATTTATTTAATTAAACGACCTTTTTTCGTTTTTCGGGTGCTCAGAAGGGTGATAGGGCCTCAAAACACTACTCACTTTATAAGGGGTACACCGTGCAATGCTTGTTACAATAGACTTACGATAAACGCAATAAATATTATCAATAATAGACTTACTTAAATAAATATTATCAAGTTACCGTTGGCTCACTCTTCAGACCATGGAAGGCGAGCGCTGCGGATTAAGAAACATCATGCGAACCTGATTTATTTTAAGCTCCAGGCGGCATGTCTTCGCAAAATAAGTATTTCACGTATAGATATATAATATCATTCTACCAGATTATATTTAAGAATTATTATATAATATCAGATCGACCGATATATTTTGTTATGCATAACATTGTACACCAGGAATACATGGTCTGTAAACCATTTTTGGTTGACACACTGCACGGACTGCTTGCAATATTCAAAATTCTGAATATTCAAACGGCTGAATATTGCCGATACTATTATCTTAAAATATATCATCTACACTATAATAAATAATATCAAATAAATATTAACGGATGAATTAACATTATTCAATTAAATAAAATAAATCATTCATTACATGATACAATTTAAGTAAATAAAATAAGGCTGCCGTTCTGATGATATTTCATCATTTACGGCAATACCTTATTTAGTTAAATTATGCTATTGACTTTGATATTATATAATCCCGCATTATTTAATTATGCTATTTGATGTTATTTAAGGCCCGGCATTTTCTTCTTGTGATCCTGGCCGCCGGAATACAGATCATATTATATTATTATTTTCTTTATCTATTTTTTCCTGTATTGCATTTTTAATAAATGTATTTACAGGCAGCCCGGCCCGCTCCGCTGCCGGTTTCAATACGTTATTGTAATAATCAATTTGCAAATCCAGCGGGACTCGCTTTAGTTTTTCACGCGCGTATTTAATATCATAAACAGTTTTTTTATTCTTTTCTTTTCCCATTTTCTTGTGCTCCGTTTTTCCCTTTATTTTACATGCTTTTTGCCGTGCTCACTATGTACGTAGTGCACAAATTAAAACGTGCTCCGTTGTGCTCCGTTGTGCAACATGTATATCTTTTCCATGCTCCGGCTTGATCTGCCGCGGTCCCTGGATGCTCTCACAAAAAACGCCCGGGATCTCGCTTTACTATGTACGTAGTGCACAAAGATTTATCGACTATGTACGTAGTGCACAAAAAACGCCCTTTTTTCGACTGTTTTTTCGTTTTTCTGTCAATGGAAATATGCCTTTTTGCCGCAGTATACTATGTACGTAGTAAGTAATTACTACCGCGCGGCCCGGTGGCGCGTACGTACCCGGTGCAGCTAGTTAAAAGGACTAATTTTTAACACTGCCGGCGAGTCAAGGCCGGGAAACACCAAAGAATTTTATCCAGCTGCTTAAAGCAGCGGAAACGGAGCGGAAACATGGAAGAATTAAAGCATACTTTTAATTTTGGCAAGATTGACTATTTAAACATAGGCCGTAAAACATGTCCGGTAAAGGTAGATGTAGAAATAAGGAAACGCGGCGGAGAAGAAACATTTATTTATGATCCTGAAACGGGAGAAAAAACCGTAACAGGGAAAACACCGGAATATTTTGAGTTTGCTGCTACGGGCTGGATTTACAATCACTTAAAAACAGATATTTATGCCGGCGGCCAGTGTTTGGATACAATAGCAAACTATGTAAAAAGCCCGGCATTCAAAACAATTTACAAAATATGGAAAAAATATCATTTAAACAGTATGCACGCCGGAACACCGGAACAAACAAAATGCATTGAAGAACGGGAACAGGCCGGGAATAAATACGATTATAAAAAGGCCTGTGAATTGCTTAAAGAAAATAATCTTTATGAAATACCTTTTACAGGGAAAACAATAGGCCGATTTTACAATAATGAATTATATCGTTATGGTGCTGCGTGGATTATTGAAGACTTGCCGGAAACGGTTTACACAGAATTAAACACTTTAATAAACGGGAGATAAAAACGATGAAAAGCATAAACGGAATAGAATATACACGTTATGGTAAAGACAGAAATATTTTTAGTGATAAAATCGGTGAATATATCAATGTAAACGGCAATAAAGTTTATTTAAACGATATATGCCGGCTGGAAACTCCATGGATAAACGGAAAAAACATTGATCTTGTTAACGGCGAAACATTAACTGCAATATTACCGTACTGGACCGCTAATCATGATATTTTTGTATCCGTTATTTACGGAATAAACGACAAAATAAGGCTTTACGTTAAAGCGGCCGCATGACGCATTACAAGACCGTTAAAGGTCCGTTAAACGCTAAAGAATATATATAATAAGGCCGGGCCCGGAGCCCGGCCGGAAGGGGCAAAAATGAAAAGAATAAACATTTTCAACGTAGCAAAAACAAGTGACAACACTATATGCCTTGTAAAAGAAAAAGGCGGACTTTATAACGTGGTGCCTTGTACGGACGCCGACGCGCTTTTTAACGCTTTTACGGAAATATTCAACCCGGCGCAAAATGTTCAAGAATCTGTTTATATGCTCGCACTTGATATAAAGCTTAACATTGTCGGAGCTTTTGAGCTCGCTCGCGGCAGTATGGATTGTTGCCCGGTTGACTTAAAGACAATCTTCCAGCGGCTCGCATTAACACCGGCGGCGTCGTTCGCTATTTGTCACAATCACCCGTCAGGCGTTCCGGCTCCGTCGTTAGAAGATATTGATCTGACAAAGCGCATAAAAGCCGCCGCCGATATAATGGGATATTCTTTTATAGATCATATAATAATCGGCAGCACGTCAGAAACAACAGATTATAACTCTATCCGCTCCACGGCTCCGCACGCATTTACCGCTTAAACAAGCCCGGCGGAGCCACTACAAAAACCTATAACAGGAAGGGGATATAAAAATGTTATTTTCGGAAATAACTACAGAACATTATTTAAAACTTTCAAAAAATTCAATAACGGTTAAAGACTTTAACGATAAAACGCGCGGGATCATACGCGCGCAACGATTTACAGACGCGCCGCCGCGCGTTCAATTTGAACATTCAAAAGCAATCGGCGCGTCCGGGATATGGAAAAGCCACCATGCGGATAAGGCATATATTAGCAGCGGCAATATATATTTTATAGATTATGCATTTAACGAAAAATATAAAAGTGATAATTATTTAAACATGATCGACGCGGCCGCGGCCGCCGGGATAATTGTTATAAAATGCCGGGCCCTGCTTTAAGGCCCGGCCCTGATCACTATAAGCAAATCATATTACAGGCCGTAACGGCCGGGAAGGATGCAGAAAATGAAAAAGGGATATTTCTTTGAAACAATTATATCTTGTTACTTTAAGACTCCGCGCAGCATAGACTTTAAGCCCGTACCGGGATATACATTCAAGTACAATGATCTTTATTTTGGCGTTACCAACAAGTATTTTGAGCCCGTAACGGGAAACATTAAAGTGTTCCGTGATTGTTGGAACGTAACAGAATTATCAACGGGCTTGAGCTGCTGCTGCAATTCATCAACAAGGGCCGCCGCCGTGGAAAAGCTGCCGGGTATTTATAACGCTATTGTTAAGGCCGTGAAAATGTATCACGAAGAAACAAGCGGACCGGCCGGAGCCGTAGACAGAAACAATTATATCGTTACCGGGATCAGAAACGCCTATTACACGCTGCCGGAAAATGAACGGCCGGAATGCTTCCGGGAGAACGCTGCGGCAGCGCTGCCGTTTTAAGACGGGCCGCCTTGTGCGGCCGCCGTCTTTGGCAAAATCCTATAGGGACGGCCCGTTTGATGAAATTTCATAGCAGAGCCCTTTAGCGCATTTTCATAGCAGCGGGCCGGAAAAATCAAAGATCAAAGATCATTTTGGCCCTTTGGCCTGTTTTCATAGCAAAGGCCCTTTGGCAAAAATTCATAGTAGATAATTCTATAGGAGCGACCAGCTCCAGGAAGGAAGGATAGAATGAAATACGGAGAGATCAGGAGCAAATACACCTTCGCGGAAACAAAATACCAGGTCGGTTATGTGAGCCGCAAAAACTACAATCCTGACAACGCGCACGTTTACACCGCGGGCGGATCACGCGCCGGGCAGTTATACATACTCGCGCCATGCTACGACTCAACACGTTTCTGCTTCCGGCAGTACCTGAAGGAGCGCGAGACCGTTTAACAAAAACTCATAGGGGCCGTTTGGCTCGTTCCTATAGCGGCCCTGCATTCAATTTCATAGCAGACAGCAAAATTGTTTTGAGCCGTTTTCATAGCGGCGGAAGGGATATCATCATGAAGAAAGTAAATCACGAAATCACACGTTATGAGCATAAAGGGTTTTATATCGACATTGTCAACACTGGCGAGTGCCTGGAAGCATGGATCACGAAAAAGGATTATGGCGTTTCGGAGCTTATGTTCGGCGTTGAAGCGTTCGGCGGCGAAAATGAAGCGGAAGAATTTGCAGATGGTCTTGTAGACTCCGGCTGTTTTGACGAACACGTTGACTGGTACAAAGAAGAATACTGTTGATCTTTGATAAAACTACATAGGGAAGGACGGGAAATCTTATGGAGAAAATCTATACCTACGGTATGCGCTTGAGAGGCTTCAGCCCTGGGGCGCAGCCTATACAAAATCTTATAGGGGCATATGAAGATCCCACAAGGACGTACTGGAGCATACTGGAGTACAGCGCACCGCTCACAGCACAGGAGCTTCAGGCGTATGAGCTTGACAGCCTGGGCGAGAAAGAAGTCTGGTACAGAAAAGACCTTTAAAGCGTTCCTATAGGGGACGGCAGCTTAAAAACATTTTGGCAAAAATTCATAGGCGGGATCACCGCCGGAAGGGAGCATATTATGACAGAATTATCTGCGGCAACGATCAGAACATTTGAAGCCAGGTATCACGTTTCTATAGGCGTGATACTGGAAGCGATACTCAACGACAGTGATACGTTGATAGCACTTGATGACCTTATGGGATATGACGGGAACGACCCCGACAACGATCCCGTTTGACAAAACCACATAGGGACAGGGGAGCAGAAATGCTTCCCAACGTCCCGGAAACCGTTTAGAATAATCTCATAGGGAAGGAGCTTAAAGCCATGAAGAAAAATACATACTCACTCATATTATCGGAGCGCGGAGAGGAACAGGTCGTTTTCATATCGAGCGATCTGAAGGAAATCACAGAGAAGGAATACATACTGCGGAAGGCTTGCCGCCACATAGACCCGGAAGGCGCGGAGCTTGATTGCTTCATCAGGTCAGCAGAGGAAGCCGACAGGATCTCGGAAGCCCACGCATTTTACAACAGCCTGACCGCTGAAGAGAAGAGCGATTTCATAGTCGTGGACGGACGTACATATGTCCGCAAGATTTGGGAGCGCAATCACCCGGACGGCAAATAATCTTTGGCGCAATCCTATAGCAGAAGGCTCGCGGAAACGTGGGCCTTTACTTTTTGGCAAATTCTCATAGCAGCATGGTAAAGCTCAATTACGTCATCAGGCTCGGCAATTTGGTCATTTCGCCTCGGATGATGCAGATAGAATCGTTTAACTTGTTTTCATAGCGGAGACGGGATATAATGTCTGTGGATACCTATGCAAAAGAATTTTGTTTCATAGACAGACTCATTGTTTTTGAGCCTCCGACGCGAAAGAATTTTGTCACGTATGCATTTTTGTGTTTCATGGATAAGATACTCCTTTCAAAGAGAAAGAGCCAAAGAAGAAGACCCCCAACGATCACGGGGGCCTTCAATTTTTTTGGCAAAATTTCATAGCAGTACCTTTGGCTTGTTCTTATAGCGGGCGAGCGGATCATAAAGGTCAAGGTCCAGCGCAATGTCGTTGCCGTATAAATTTACATAGCGGCGGGTCATCTCCATGCTCTTGTGATTTAAAAGCTTCTGAAGCTTCATCGGATTACCGCCAGCGATTATATAGTTTTTGGCGAACGTGTGCCGGAAGAGATGTATCGAGGATCGCTCGACACCACGGGAATGATTATAGGTCTTCACCGCCGATTGCGCGGAGCTTGCCGCCATCTTGCCGCCCTTCGGATGAGGGAACAGATACTCATCATCGTCAAAATCGCTCATCTCTATGTACTCTTTGAGCACCGCCGTCAAGGCAGATGATAACGGCATGATTTTTTGCCTTTTGTCTTTGTTCCATATCAGCCGCACTGTCTGCGATTCTATATCCACGTCCTGTACTTTGATGTTCAGCACCGTGCTCAATCTCTGCCCGGTCGAAAAGAAGTAGTTTACCATCGCCCAGTTTCGCCATACCGTCCACGAAGCTGTCTTCGGACGTTCCAGGAGCTTTGCCATCTCTGCTTCAGTATACGGCTCTTTTAGCGTTTTTTCATAGCGTGGGATAGGAATCTCTATAGGAGCGGCATATCCTCGCTCTACGGCGAATTTAAACAGCCGTCTTAAATGCTTCATCGCTGTTGCCGCCGAAATATCCTTCATGCCTCTACCCTTTAGCCAAATTACATAGCTGTCCAAATCGACAGGCTGAACGTCACCGATGTTCCTATAGCCGCCGAACCATCCCGCAAACTGCTTTACATAAACTTCATAGGTCTCGCACGTTGCTGCCGCCAACCCTTTTGCCTTGTTATTCCGAAAAAACTCTTCTGCCACCATCTCGATACTTGCGATGCTTTTCTTTGCATTTTGCCTGTTCTTTTGCATAGTTTCATACCCCTTTACTAGAATTTTTGAACCGTCAAATTCTAGCGGAGTCACTAGAATTAAAAAAGGACTCTTCACCCGAAAAGTCCCTTAAATGCGGATAACAGGACTTGAACCTGCATGAGAGTAATTCTCACTAGATCCTGAATCATCAAAGAATACAGGTCCGTCCTCATCTGCTGAAACGCTTGATTTTACAGGCTTTTTCGGATGAATCGCTAGAAATTTCCGGCAATCAGATACGATTCTATAGCTAATCAATGTCTGATTTACAGAGAATATTAGCACCGTATTAGCCGTGATTCTATAGGCAAGTTTCACAAAAAATAGCGAGGAGCATTAAACTCCCCGCCATGATTCTATAGCTGTTAGTCTTCGCAGCCCTCATCGAAATCTAACCGCATCACATAGCCCTTCAGCGTTATTCTCGTAAGCTCAAAAGCCTGGGACTCGATGAAACCCGCCTTAACATATGCCCGATATATCGAATACATATATTTTGCGTTATGCTCGATGACGCTCTCCCCCATAAACCGTGCCCTCGACAGCCGTTGAATCTCTTCCATCACGTTGTCATGTCCGTTTGCCATGTTTCCTTCTCCTTTTCCTTGTGTGATGCGAATTATCAACGCAAATGCTCTCCATGAAGTCAAACGCAGTGTCGAGCAGCCTGTTGTAGTCCTTGCTTGTGAGCTTTTTCTTCGCCACAGCCATCGCAATGCCCTTTTCAGCATCAAAAGGCTCGTTTTCGCACTTCACAACCGTCTTCGTGCCGTCTGCCCAAAAGACTATCGTTGCGGGCGGGTTGAAGATGACTCTTTCCATTGGCCCGCTCGGCTTAATTATGCGGTTAAGGCCGTGAATCTCCTCGCCGTCAAAAAGATACCACTCTTTCCCCGAATGCCAAAGCTTCTCACGCGCTAATCTTCCGTAAATATCCCCGGAAACATCATATGGAAAGGCCAAAACCACCGTTGTCAAGTAATTGCCGTTTCTTCGAACGTCCGTAATTGAAAATCCACTAATAAGCATCCATCCACCTCTCTTTTCGTCATGCTCTATGCCCCTACAAACCCGTGGAGCATGACTTTATATCTCTGTTGACCGATTGCCTACCTAAAACGCAAAATCGCTTTAAATGCCCTTTTTGTGCGTTTTAAGCATATCAATAGTTTTCTCCGCCAAAATCTCTGCATCCTCGCTTGAAATGCCGTCCTCAATGGCTGCCTGTGTGCGGAAGTAAACATAGTCCTTGAAGCAATCTTCAATCTTGAATCCCTTCGCCTCAAGAATCTTCCCAAGAGCCTTTGCAGAAGCGTTAGCCTCTTTAAGCTGATAAGCTATCTCGTTGAAAGCATCCATCACATCATCGTGTATCTGCTCGGCATCATAGGCTTTGCGCCAGTAGTCTACACCGCCTTCGTCCGTTCCCATGTAGACCTCGCCTCGGAGTCCATGCTCGATGACTTCCCTTTTTGCCTCGATCAGTTCCCTTAATGTCATTCGTTTTCGCTCCCTTCGTAAACGATTTTTGCCGGAATTTCTCCCTTTGTTGCTTCAACAAGGTCTGTGTAGACTTTTCTGATGGCGCTTATGGCCTCGTTAAGGGTGCATACGGGCATTTTTAACTCGTCCTTGACCATTTTATCGGCTAGGGCAGTTAAAGCCTCGGAAACGCCCGAAAAATAGCCCTCGATCTTGTAGGTGTCCACACCGTGCTTGTTCTTCTTGTGAAGGTCTCTCGCCAAAATGTAATTGTACTCGTCAATATTGATGACCCAATCATCGTTAATTCGTATCATATTTCCCCCTTTCTCAATTCCTCTACTGCTGCGTCAAAAGCCTCTATGGCAGAATATTCGCACAGTTCCTTTGAGGCTTGCTTCCACTCGCCGTCAATGCCTCTTACAAGGCCCTTAAAAGCCTTTTCGACTCTCTCTTTACATTCCTGTATATGCTCATCTGTCTCTGACCACCCGTTCGATTCCCGCATCCTTTCCAACGTCCTGTCGAGCTTTGCATTGCCTTCAGCAATCATGTCATAGCGGAAGCCTGTGAGATAGATTATCTGCTCAAGCATTATCGCCACGTCCGTAAGCTCTTCACGGAAATTGTTCCACGCATCCTTGTCATCGGGATACCGATTCGTCTTCAGCGCGGCCTGTATAAGCTCCGCACATTCTTCAACGAGCATCATCTTTTGAGCATCAATTCCGTAATGCTCCGCTATCTTGTAAAGCCGTTTGTCTCTCTCAAACATTATTCGTCCTCTCGTCCATGTAGCAATGCTTGCACTACCCTGTAAGGCAGTTCTCCTGTTGTCCATCTGTGTAGGCAGTTTAAACATTCTCTTCTTCGCCGGACTACCCCTGACTTTATAAGCCTTGTTTCGATAATCTGCGAATCACTCCCACACTTTGGGCAGATTTTAATGCTCTTTATCATCCGATCTCCTGTTCCACTCTCTCATAACATCCTCGGGCGAAAACTTAGTGAAATAGATTCCGCAACGTCCACAGCCGATTTTAAAATGCTTGTTAAGTTCAGTCCCTTGGATGTCAAACGTGCTGATTTCTTGGATGATAGGCTCGTTTCCACAGAACGGGCAACGCTTCAGTTTATTCTCGTTCATTCTCCGCTCTCCTGTTCCGCATCCCGTAACGGGCAGTCATTAGCTGTCTTATATTCCCGCTCCCAAAAACTCGGCATCTGCTTCGCCCCTTGCGTACACCAATACGGTTCCTCGATTATCGGCGGGTTTATACGGAAATACTGGCAGTCAAAACAGTTCGGTTTTTCTCGTTCTCCGACCCACATTATTCTTCTCTCCTCTCTTTTCTACAGTTCCCAATATTCCCCTGTGTCTAATCTTGTTACAGCCGCCACTCCGTCAATGTCATATGGGCAATTCTGTGCAACAATTTTTGCTGCTTCTTCAGGCGAATCTGCCTCAACGTCTTCTCCGTAAACGCACATATACACTACAGAATACTCAGTCATTCTCCTCTCCTTTCTTTCCAGTTTGGGCAGTAAATATTATTTGGTAAATCCATGATTTCACCCCAAATATCACACGTCGCAGATCCTCGTCTGTTCTGCCCTAGTATATGCCCCCTATAGTGAATACAATACGCACAAGTGTCTGACCCGCTGCACAGATCAAGGAAATCCTGCTTTGACCGCTCTTTTATCATGCTTGCAACCGGTCCGCCAAGTTCATGCGTAAAAACAGGTCTCCCCATTAACTCTGCGCAATATTCGTAAAAACATTGAGCTTTTCTCCTGTAAGCATCACCACACCCGTGTATGCCATTACTATTGCTTTCTCTCTGTCAGTCATCCACGTTCACCATCCTCGCTCCGCAAAACGCTTCTATTGCCTCTTTTATCGGATCATACCGCTTATTCCACGCCCTGATAGCCTTTGTGCGCGTCCTATAGCCCGCATGATCGTGATGCGCCTGTTCTACGCCACAGGAAGAGCATTTAATCCAGTACATCTTCCTGTTGGCAACACCGTTCCTATAGCGTACTAACACTTCGGGCGCACCGCCACAAAACGGGCAAGTCTTGATTAACTCGATTTCAATCATTTTGATGTCAGCCATCTCTGTCACCTTATTTCACTCATCATTCGTCCACCTCATCCATCTTTGCACCACAATTAGGACAGTAATTAAACTCAATTAAATATGTATCACCATTATCGGTCCACCAACTCCCACACACAGAACACTTGTAATTATTTGTATAAAGTTTCTTCCAGTGTCCATGCCGAACAGGTTCAGCTTCTACTGTTGGCATATCATCAATCATGTCTGCAAATTCTGAATATGCTTCTGCCCATGATGTTGAAATACCCTGATTCCAATCATCGTATGATAGATTCTGGAATCTATTTCTTAATTCGTCTGCTTCAATTAATCTCATTTTCATCTACCATCCTTGCTCCGCAGTTTGGACAAAACTTACTTCCTGCCTCGTCTTTCTCCCACTTTGGGCATATCAAGTGTAATCTTCCATCCCCACCTTTTTCTAACCATTCGCAAGTTCTTAAAGGTTCAATCTGATATTTGCAGTTCCGACAGCCTTTATATCCAAGTTTTTTCTCTTGCTTTTCAACCCAGTTCATTCATCTACCTCTCCCATCTTCGCTCCGCAGTACGGGCAGAACCTAGTCCGTTCATTTTCACCCCATACTTCGTAGTTGCGACAAGCGGAGCAGAAATATATGTGTTCAACGGTCTCCTTTGACAATTTCTCATCAAGCACCCACTCCCCTGTCTTACGCTCTTCGATTGTCGGTGCAGACGCAATAATAAATTTAAACGCCGTCCGCTCTGTCAGGGCTCCGTTGAGAGTTAGCCACACCTCACGGTCTTTGTCTATATCGCGGTTCAAGAGAGCCTCTATGCCCTCTTTCTCACGTTTTGCCATTTTCGCATACAGAGCATCACCGTCAATCAGCCTCATCTTTACCCCCTTTGCATTTATTTGCTTCGATATTGTCAATGCGGTCCTTAATGTACTTAAAGTCATTTCGCTTTGATTCTTCAAGAATATGAACACGTTCCTTCAACTGTGAAATACCGAATTTAGTATCCCTAATAAACCCGCAAATTTTGATAACCAGCCACGCCACAAGGATGAATAAAGCAAATATCGTGGCAACAATCCAAACGCAAAATACAACATCATTTACATACATTCACTCACCCCTAATACTCGGTTATAAACATCTTCCCCACACCATTTTTTGATAAGTCCCGGAACGGCCTCTAAAGCAAACGTATCCACGCCCGCATGCGACATCTCCATACCTAGCGAATACAATATGGCATAATCAAGTTCTTTAAGCGTTGTTGTACACTTGAGCGCCCCGCTATCAAAAGCTTTTTTGTAATGCCACATAAATTGAGCAAACCCGCACTCACTCATTTTTCCACCCCCTGTACGATCACTAAATCTCTTTTTATCTCAAGAGTCGTCCGCCACACACCGCCACAAATCAAAGCAAGTAGTCCTATGACAATTAAAATCCTGCCTATTGCTTTAAGTATCTTCATTGATCTCCCTCCTTTGCGCCCATGGAACCGCAGGCTCTTCATCGGAAACTCTTTTCACCCACTCAACTCCATCACGATAACCGTTAATATAACCATCGTTATATCCCGCCTTATACTGCCCACGGTCATACGCAAGAGCCTTTATAAGCTCATCCTTGTCAATCTCAATTTTCAGCTTCTCTGTTACCTTTGCCATAACTGCCTCATCGAGCCTGTGGATTAACTCGTGTTCTATTTCCAGCCACTGTACCTCTATCGGTGATTTATAGTCCATGCCTCTCTCTTTCAAACCTTTGCTCCTTTCCCAATCCGTGCTTCCTCAAACACTGGATGTCTAAATCGCAGATGCGGCTCAAATCGTAGCTTTCGCCGAGCTTCCGCTGTGCTATATCGCCGAAACTGCCCTTTTTGACAGTTTGAACAGGCTTTGCTTCCGCTTTCTGTTCCCCCTGGGACTTACGTTTTATCTCCCAAGTCCTACAAGCAGCTTTCCAGTCCTTCATCTTGTTTTTGCCGATCATCCAACCTTTGCTTTCGTAAAAGCTGACAAACTGTTCGGCACTAAATCCGTAGCCAAGTTTCGTACAGTATTCCCGCACCTCATCGACCGTTGGCGGGACAAAAACCCTTAATGTCTCTTCTCCCATGATCCCCTTTCGCCTATATATATTTATTTAATTACCAAGTAATTTCCGTGCGCACGGAATTAAATAATAAATATCGTTTTTTATTTAATCCCTTATGTTTATTTATTTTGTCTTTCTCTTTACTTTTAGGTTTTCTTTTTAAAGGGGTTTAAGGGGAAACCTTTTTCTTTACCCTTTTCTTTTCTCTTTAAAAATCATCAAACCTTAACGTACTAAAGTGCCTTACCTACCCCATAATCTCAAGTAGTCCTTGTCCGGGTATGTCGTTAGCTGATAACGAAAAGCTGTCGAAATTTAACATTTCGTTCTTCGCCCTGTTGTAAAACGTTCTGTCTATTTCGAAGCCGAAAGAAGGTCTCCCCAGCTCATAAGCCGCTCTTAATGTCGTACCGCTTCCAGCGCACGGATCAATCACAACATCTCCCGGATCAGTGAATATCTCTATTAACCGCTTAATGACTTTTATCGGTTTTTGTGTCGGATGTATTTTCGGGACATCCTTGCCGTCCTGTATCCACTGGAACCAATCGAAAATCATATGCGTTTTGCCGCTTGCATCTGTATTCCTGAATTTCGGCAGCTTGTCTCGGTAAAGCATAACTGCGTGTTCTGTCGCTCCGACGATCCGCATGTTCGCCTTTAATACCTGCGGGCTGTAGTTCTTGATAAACGTTAAAACAATGCTGTTTTTGAACCCGTATCTCTCCGCTGTCTTTTGCAGGAAAGATATTTGCTCGAACGCGCAGAAAACAATCATGCATGGGGCATCGGAGCTTCGGCCTCTTACCGTGCCTTTTTTCGGCTCCGGCTTTAATAGCCTGTTGCAAAAATGGAAATACTCGACGATGTTAAAATTAAAGTCTGTGTTGAACGCCGCCTTTGCCGCAAATTTACTCTCGCCATTTGCATTGTCACCGCCCACATACCACATCGGATTTGACCCGTAAAAGTTATTCCCAACGTTGTACGGAATGTCTGTCAGAACAAGCTGTGCTTTCGGGATTCCATAGCACTTAAAGTTTTGAAAATTATCTCGGTATAGTTCGCATTTCACCCCCATCACGCTTACCTCACCAACGAATACCTAGCCACGTTCGTTTTAGTTCCGTCTGCCCTCTCGACCCGCTCGATTGAGGAAACTATGCGGACACCCTCGTTGTTCTTCAGGTCCCATATCCTTGCCGACAGCCTGTAGCATCCAAGTTTGACCGCATCGAGAGCCGTGATGCTCCCGTGCTGAAGCATATAAGCGTAAATCTGCTTTGTCTGTTTATTCATCGTCTAACCCCTTTCTAAAATCTCGATTATCTTTGCTCCCGTATGCTCCCGGTCGCAAAATACCCACTCTACGCCGTATTTGTTGGAGCACGTTATCATTGCTTTAGCTAGTGTCTGACCGCTTGTTGGCGGGGATTTGGGAGCACGACCTTTTCTCTGCTGCGCCCGATACCAAAACATCCTCGGATTTACCCACGAAAACACGTCTCTCACGCTGTTTATGCCCTTTTCTTCAACAAGGACTATCAGCTTTATGTTGTTCTCCTGGGCGAGTATCAACTCGTCCCGGAATCGGCTGTGCGCTGACGAGCATATATTTGAGCATACTTCGGATAAATCCTTCTTCGTGTCTATGCTCATGCTCATTGCTCCGATAAGGTCTATCTTTTTGAGCTTGTCTCCCCGCCTATCTATAATGCTCTGAAGCCTGTCATCTATCAGGCAGTAGTCACCAACAGGCAAGGGAACTACTTTTAACTCTGCTCCCATGCTCTGCATCTGCCTATGCTTCTTCTCGTTTGATGCTCCATGTGACCCTATCGTTTGGTTCCTGTCCACAGCTATCTTCAAATCGTGCTCCCCCTGTGCTCTAGCGGATTTCAGCGTTATTATACGAACGGTAATTCGCTTGAAAAATCGTCCGGCATCTGCATAAAGCTCTCCGTTCCGGCTTCTCCGCTCGGTTTCGGAGCATCCTTCGGTTTGGGCGGAAATCCAAACTCTTCAACGAGCACGAAGTTATCCCAAATCGTTCTGCCGTCCTTTTCGTACTTGTTTGTCTGCCATGCTCCCTTTACCTCAACGGTCGAGCCTTCAGCAAACCATTTTTCGAAAAATTCAGCACTCTTGCCCCATGCCGTGCAGCTTACGAGCGCACCCTTTGTGCCCGGAACAGCCACCGTGAATTTAGCGAGCTTCGTCTTGCCCTTCGCTGTCTCCACTTCCTTCACCGTTGCTCCCTTCAGCACTCTCCCTGATATTGCTACGCTGTTCATTTACATTCCCCCTGTCTATTTTTTTGACCGTGTATCTGTCCTGTATGCTGCGCCCTGTTTTCAACGCCCGGCTGACGTTTGAATTACAACAGCCAAGCAATTCGCCTATCTCTGTAGCACTCTTGTATATGCCTACGCTCACACCGTTCTCAAATAACTCGATTCCACCGCCGTATTTGGCTCTTTTCGCCGTTTTCTGTCTCTCAATGGGCAAATCTACGTTCGGGCTTAAATCTGCCCGTTTTGACCGTTCTGAAGCGAATACGAAGCGTGTCCGCTTGTCAGGCTCATACTTCGCCCTCGTCTTTTCCAAGTATTCGGTTATCGCATTGAAGCACTCATCGACTTCGGGACCATACATCTCGTTTTTGTGGAGCGGCGCAAAGTCTCCAAGCATATCAAGCGCATCCATGATGGTGTTTACTGCCTCTGTGGCGAGACTTCTAAACGTCTCCTGCGCTCTCTCTTCGCTCGTCATCGGGATCTCCTTTCGTTAGTGTTATGTTTAAGCCTCTTTTTGCGATCGTTACGTTTACTCTCTCCGGCATTGCCTCTGTTATGACTCGCATTATTTCCTTCGGATCAGCGTTCTCTTTCGATAAATGACAGAGGATGACGTTCTTCGTGTTCTCCGTCAGATTAGCCTCTAAAAAGCCCTTTACAACACTTAAAGGCGCATGACCGTGTATTACGTGCTCGTCCTTCAGAGAATCGCCGGAAACGTCCTTGTAGTCCATGTAATTGCACTCCAGCAAGAAGTGCTCGACTTTGTAGCTAGCGAATCTATCCTTGATGTAGGCGTAGTCCGTAGCGTACAAGACCTGTTCCCCGTTCGGGCATTTAATCAGGAATCCGTAATTCTCCGTGTTATCGTGCGGGACAATGAAGGGAATCACCGACCAGCGTTTCTGTCCGACTCGCCGAACAAACTTGCTTCGCAGAGCCTCGACACCGGGATACGCTTCGGCAACCTCTCGGCAGCTAAAGACTGGGATACCCATTGTCAGCCAGTATTTAATGCCTGATGCATGGTCCCCGTGCACATGAGTGACGAGGACGGCATCGACACCGACCATGTTGAAATCAATGGCCTGTTGTATTTCCTTGTGATGGACTCCGCAATCGAGGATCAGAGAATGCTCACCGCACTCAAGGACGTAGCTGTTTCCTACGCTACCGGTCCGAACCACTTTGAGCGTCAGGATCGGATTCAGACTCGTCTGCTTCTGTGTATTCTCCTTCGATGATGAAGTCTTCACTGTTTGCGTTCTCCTTTGCTTCTTCCTGTATGTTCGGGCGGTCGAAATTCATGCCCATATCCTCGTTAAAAATCTCAAGCTGTTCGGGATTTTCGAACTCGATGGTGAGAGCCTTTGTGAGCCGGCGCAGACACGATTTCTTGGCCATTTCTCCATAAAAGTCACGCCACGCACCGCTTTTCTGCGATTTCGCTTCGCAAGCATCAATGTCCTTCTTGGTCATAACTTCGTATATCATGCCCCCGTCCTCAAACAGGCAGACAGCGAACACACCGATAATCGGGGACTCATTAAACGGCATCGGTTTGAAATCAATCGTAGGAACGCCGTTCACTATCTTCTCTTCAAAGTCATCGCCCTGTCGAACGATCTTTGCGTAAATGTCCTTCACGGGTCTTATGGAGTATTTCTTGACAAGCTTCTGCTCGCCCCTGTAGTCAATTCTGAAATCGAGCTTATTGCCGTAAGGGATCAGATAAAACTCGTTCCTCAAGGCATCAAGGCCCAAGTATGCACCACGCATGAGTCCGTTCTTTATCTGCCCTACGCCACCTTTGTTCTTTGCTACAAAGTTCTGAAGTGTTTCATTTCCGTTAAGCAGAGCGACCGCATTGTTCACGAACCGCTGAATGTTAAAGTTCGCCGGAAGACCGCTCTTTACGGTCTCAAGCTCTGTACGGAGTACCGTACTTAAATCATTCGCCATAGTCCTCTCCCCCTAATCTGTCCTTAAAGCTTTCGCACAGCTCGTCAAGCTTTGCTGTGACGTGTCCCGCAAGGTCGTTGCCCGCCTCTCTTCCGATTTCTGTCCTACAAGATGCTGTAATAATGGCAAATGCTGACGCTATGGCATCTTTCTCCAAAATGTAGAAGATGAGCGGGAGCTTTTTAAGTGCTTCCGTAAAGTCATCGACAAGCTTCCAGTAAAATTCCTTATTCATTAGTTTTCTCCTTTCACCACGATGTCGGTATCGTCCGAACGCTGAATAATGATGAGTGCCTGTTCAAGGTCCCTCGGTATCCTAAAAGGATCTACGGTATTTGCCTCATCAAGCCATATCGGCAGATTCATATCGTTAAGTTCCTGTAATCCGGCAACGAGATAGATTTCAACCAACTTCCTGTCTCCGCCGTTCAGACCGCCGAAGTAACTTGTCCCGTTGCAAACAAGCTTGCAAGTCTCGACAGGAGTGCCTTCCTGTGTGTACTCCAAAAATTCAAACTGGAAATGCTTGAAATGAGGATTTATCTCCTTCGCTAGTGCCTGATTCTTTGCGATGCTGAAATTAAGCACCCTGTCCATGTTGCGCTCGATGTTGGCACAACGCTGAACCTCTTCGCGGAGCTTTGTTTCAAGCCTCTCAACCCGGAGATCCTTTTCTTCGGCGAGAGCCTTTTCGTTGTCGAGCATTGCCCGATTCTGTGCCGCTTTGGCGATAAGCTCCAGTTTGTTGTTTTCAAGAAGCTTCTTCTGCTCTGCCGCCTCTGCCTGTCCGGCAAGCTTCGCCTCTGCATCAGCCGCCTGTGCTTCAAGCTGTTTGTAAATCGTGTCCTGTGTAACATCAGGCTTAACGAGGGCCTTTATCTGCTCGGTAACGTCGAGGATTTCGGAGCGAACCTTTGAACGCTCTTCACGCTTCTCATTCTGTTCAGCCGTCAGCCTTTCAAACTCCTTTGCGGATGTCTGAAGGTATTCTTCGTAGTCATCGATCTGCTTCTGAATCGCAGACAGCCTCGTCCTGATGTCCTTGTTGCGTTCTTTAAGCTCGTCCGTTTCTTCCTTTATCTCGCTGCCGCAGACAGGACATTTACCACCGATAAGGAGACCCGCTTCAACGTCCTTGTACTGGTCATAAAGATTGAGAACAGCCTTCCTTGTGGACTCACGTTTAAGGGATATAGTCTCTACATCGAAGCCAAGATCCTGTATCTTTGTGGACAGATTGTTATCCTGTGTACGGAGATCCGCCACCTTTGTATCGAGCGCCTTGACCTCTTTGTAATAGCCCGCTGTTTCCTCTGCCTGATATGCAGCCATCTCGGAGCGAATCTGCTGAAGTTTTGCCTTCAGCTCATCCGCCGTACTACTGTCAACCATTTTTAGTTTACACTCAACTTCTTCCTGCCTCTGAAGGATGACTTTGTACTCTTCCTCAAGGACAGCGATGTTGTTATCGTTCTTGCCGTCCCTTGTCTTTTCGTAGGCGAGTTCTGTTTTCTTCTTCTCGACTTCCTTTTTCTGCGCTGTCAGATTCCTTTTAAGCTGTTTGATGGTGTCCTCGATGCTGTTGCCCTGTGTGATCTCGGCAATGTCGGCATATTCGGGATTATTCTCGATAAACTTCTCAACGCTGAAGCCTGTCAGCTTTTCAAGAATCTTCCTTGCCTCTGTGGTCGATTTCTGAAGGATGTTTAAGAACGGAGCGGCATTACTGCACATGAGCAGCGTGTCGGGATCTCCAAGCTCGGACTCGATGAAAGCCTCATAGTCTTTAGCCTTCTTATCGAAGCCGTTGACCTTGTAGGATGTCAGATTGCCGTCAAAATACTCTTCGTCCCCGCCTCTGGGCTTCTTCCACTTCTGCTCCGTGATTTTGGTAATCTCCGTAGACTTGCCATTGATAAGACACTGCATTGAGCGGATGACCGGGATTCTGTCGATGTCCTTGCCGTACATATCGTGCGGCCTTACGTTCGTTACCGCCTTGCCGTCAGCCGTCTTGTTTGTGAGGATGTCGAAATACGCATCCATGATTGTTGTCTTGCCGACAGCGTTCTTGCCGTTGATGTACGTTGTGTGGGCAAAGGGAACGGAAGCTCTCTCGACTCCCTTGTAATCCTCAAGTCCTATCTCCTGTAACTTCAGCCTCGTTGCCATTGTTTCTCCTTTCGTAGCTAATGAGTGATACTTCGTATACCTTGTGTTTGCTCTGATCCGACTTCTTTGTGTATGCCCTTGTCTGAAGGCGGCCTTTAATCTTTATCGGTTCGCCGTCTTTAATGTTCGTCAGCACCTCTGCCTTTTCGTCCCATGCGAGAACATGGATTAAATCGGTTTTGCCGTTCTTCCGGGGAACAGCCACAGCGAAGTTATTCAGATGTTTCCCCTTCGGCGTGTATCGGAAATGCGCCTTGCCGACCACTTTGCCTTCGATCTCGACCGATGCCTCGTTTCTGTCATAGCCAAAGTAAGAGATTTTGCTTGCGTATATCTCTGTTGTCAGCTTCGGGAATCCTTCGTCAGTCTTTGCGCTTGTGTCTCTCGTCATAATTCGACCGATAACACAGGCAGTGTCTCCCTTGACCTTCGTGATGGTAATGTTTTCAAAAGTGATGACTGGGAACACATCTATGAAGCCCGACCGCCTTGTAACGGCAAACATAGCTTTGTAGCTTGTTCCTGACGGCGATTTAAGCTGTTTGAAGTCAGAGGCGAATTTACCTATGAGCCTTACTTTGTTATTGAGTTCAGCCACGCTTCCCGCTCCTTTCTTTTGGCCTTTTTCCTCGCTTCGTTTTCGGGATCATAAAGGGACTTTGCGTCTTCGATGCCCAACGTCCGAAGCACTAATTTGATTGTGCTTTTAAAAAATATGACCTCATCGGCACATCCGGCCTTTATTCCCGCTTCAGCCTTTTCATGGCAGATGCGTTCGAGCTTTTCGATGTCAGATTGTCTGACAATCGTCACCGTCTCCGGCAGCATGATTGTTTTCTTCATTGCTTTTGCTCTCCTCGATTGATTCAAAGATAAACTTGATGTAGCGTCCGGGAATCACTCCCTTGTCAATGGAAATCATTGCGTCCCATGCACTCCTTCTGTCTGCAAATTCAAGGACGATCGTTTCTTCCTTCCAATCGCTCGCGCCTACCTCGTTGTCTTTTACAGTTACTCGATACTTTGTCATGTTGTTCTTTTCTCCTTTCGATTTGGCTTGAAAGCCAGTTATAATATGTTTCTTTATGTGTGCCGAAAATAATGAAAACCGGGCTGATGTCCAAGTGCTGGCATATCATCATCAGCTGCGGGAACGATACATCACGGTATCCGGCGAGCACTTTGCCGTACTCCGTGGCATTCATGTCGATTGCTTTTGCCGTCTGCCTCTGCGGAATGTTTCTCGCCCTCTGCTGTTCCCTTAATCGGCTCTGCCATGTACCTTCTTCGGCGAACAGATTGTTACAGCCAAGCTTTCCTTTTGTGTATTCCAAGCCTTGCTGAAACATATTCTTCTGTGGCTCGGAAAAGGGGCTGATGGCTTTGCCCCATTCGGACTCGGCGAAGTTCTCGACTTCATTCATCAGGAATTTCCTCGTCCCGATGTCGATGTATTCCCGGTCGGTCATCCGCTCGCCGTCAAGAAGCCGTCTTTTGTATCGCTTTAATGCTCGGCAGGCATCCTTGTAATCGAGCAGTGCGACCTTGAAAATCGCCACCTGAAGCTCCCGAAAAGCATCATCGTTCCGGGCTTCACGGCTCGTCTCTATGTTTTGTGTTGAGAATTTTATGCTCATTCGGGCATCACCTCTTTGATGCATCCACTTGAGCAGATGAGTGCAAGGATCAGATAAATCCAGGCGTGGAATGTGCCGATTGAAATGTAAGTAAGATAAGTGAAGATAAGTGTTCCGAGAATTGTTGCTGTGCGTTTAATAAGATTCATGGTGTGCTCCTTTAAGCGTGTTTAACTTTAAGTGGTTTTAGTGGGCAAAAAAATATTGTCCGCGGGGAAACTGTACAGTTCCGACAGTGCCATCAATACAGGATAAGAAACTGCCGTCTTGCCTGTTTCCCAGTTCGTAACCGTTGTTTTGCTTACTTTTAAGGCTTTTGCGACATCGTCCTGCGTCATTTCCGCATTAACTCTTGCCGCCGCAAGCGATATTTTTATCTCTGCCATTATGTCCCCCTTCCTTGTAGATTAACTAAATGTTAAACCACTTAAAGTGGCTTGTCAATACTAAAAGTGAATTTCTTTAATTTTTTGTTTGCTTTGTAAGCCACTTGTAGTGTATCATAAGCATACGCTAAAGAAAGTCAGGTGACTAAAATGACTATTGACGTTATGGAATTCAACAAATTATTCGCAAAAAGGCTCCGCTATTACATGGAAGTCTATGGATACTCACAGAAAGACCTTGCGGACAAGCTGAAAGTCAGCACAACATCCGTCTATAACTGGTACCACGGCATAAAATGCCCCCGCATGGACAAGGTTGATGCACTCTGTAAGATATTCCACTGCACAAGGGATGATCTGATTACAGACCCGAAAGACCAGGTGTTCAAAAATGCGCACACCGCCTCTGATAACATGGAGTCAGCCCCGGAAGGATACTACACTGACCCCGAAACGGCGAAGATCGCACAGGAAATATTTGACGATGAGAATTTAAGGACTCTGTTCCATGTGGCGAGAAACGCATCGCCGGAGCAGCTTAAACTCGCAAAAGAAATGTTGGAGATGATGAAAAGGAATGAAGAAAATCGGTGACGAAACCGCAAGCGGCTTCAGCGCAAGCGACTACGATATTAACGTGATTTTCAAAGATTTACCCATCCCGGAGATGGTAACGAAAAATTCAGATGACAGCTACACGATATTTATCAACGCCCGCCTGTCGCAGACGGAGCAAAATAAGATGTTTATACACGCCGTGAAGCACATCACAGGGCGTGACTTCGAAAAACATGATGTGCAAATTATTGAACAGCAAACCCATATGTGATATAATGTTATGCGTAACTAAAGGCAACTGTCCTTTTGTTAGTATTTGTATAAGCCTTTACAGAATTTCCCGTAGACACACAGGCCCGTGTTTGCGGGATTTCTGTTTTCTGATATAATCAAAGCAACATCTCCCACAGGCCTCTGATTCAAGCACACTTGTGGGAGTTCTGTTTTGTATAATCGGATTACACATTTCGCCTCGCAGAAATAAAAAAAGGGGAGCCGTAATAGCTCCCCTTTAACTTGCCGGTAACTTGCCGGTAACTTGCCAGAATTATGTATCTCTGTGAAGGTACTGGATGTCTAATTCTGCATCGCCTAGCGTTCTGTTTATCGTCCAGTTTACGTTCGTTGTGTTGATTGCCGATATGTGATAATTCGTACCCGCCACGAAGTATCCGATAAAGCACAGGCTCAACGTGCCACCGCCCGCAGATGCTCGCCATGACATATACCCTGTGTGATTGTAATTATTGCCGTCAACGATACGCATCCCGAAATGCCCGCTTGACGGCGAAAGATTGATGTACTGATTAAGACAGCAAAGATACCACCCTGTGTACGGCACTGTGAACGTCCTCACGTTAGTCCAAGAAGACGTACCCGAAGGAATGGACGTGCTTGCAGAATCGGACGTGTAAAGTCTTTGTGGATCAGCATCCTGTCGAGCCTTCCATGCAGTATCCGCATTGCTATTCCACTCTGCCGTACTGCCATTGTACAGAACCACATTTCCATCGCTCTGCATTCGGAATGTGTATGTTCCGTCTGATGATGTCAGCCTGTCTACTTTAACATCTTTAAGCTGACTCTGAATCGCCTGTGCCGTTCTCTCGCCCTGGGTATATCCAGTTGCAAGGTTTTCCCTTATGGGCTGACCGTGGGAATGTATTTTCGTGCTCTGCCCGAACGTGTACTGCACGTTTGAAGCGATGATGAGCTTCTGCGTGTTCGTCAGCCTGTCAGTGATATAAATGCCGTCTCCGGCTTCCACGAGAGGATTCTCGACAGCGTTTACATCTGCAAGATAATAGCTTAAAGATGTAATCTGAAACGCCATGATGCCATCTGCGTATGTTGTCAGGTCTGCGTCCGAAATCTGCGAAAGAAACGGGCCGCAAGGAACAGACAGGATATACGGATTTGCACCCGCCGAAGAGCTTATCGCCGATGCTTTAACCGACCCGTCAGCATTAAGGTACTTGAACACCCTAGGCTCAATCAAATCATTATACGAAAAGCTGTACTGCGATGTAACGAGATCGGATTCCGCACCCCCAATGGTCGGAGTGTAACCTATGTACGATGCCGCGAGATAACCCTCATGCGTCATATAGATAAACCCACCTAGTCCCTCAAGTTCTGCCAACACCTGTCGGCAAGTCAACATTTCGTCATGAGGAATCGTGTATATCTCCCCGTCTCCGCCGCCAGGGGCAGCAGCGTTACCGTCTATCGTGCTGTTGGGATTTAACACTGACGATGCGTCATAAACCGCAATTCCGCACTGCCTTGCTATCTCCGCAGCTATGTTTTCGCCCGTTTCCGAAGTCCCAAACCATGAAGGATCAAACTCTTTGTTGAGCTTGTCGATGTCATCAAGCCCCTCAAGGCTAAATACGCCATTGTTCCACTTCTGCGAGTTACAAGTGTATTTTCCCTTCGGCGTGGTGAAGGTTTTTGTCTCGCCGTTATAATCAAAGGAAATGGTAATATACGGTTCAATTCGTGCGCCGTAAAAGTCTATTGCGGGATAGACTCTGCCTGTATCGAAGACCTTGACAGTACACTTGCCCGTTACCATTGTGGCAATAGGAAACTCGCTTGCCCCGCAGATGGCATTTTCAAAAGAGAGACCACCCTGATACAACTCCGCATCGGTAAACGTGTATGTTGTGGTCCCGTCTTTAAGAGTTATCGTGACGGACTGCGTAAACTTCGCCGTACTGTTGTTAATAGCCGCCCGCATCGCCTTGTTTAAGAACGATGCTCTGTCTCCCCATCCTTCGTGATTGTAAAGCATAAGCTCTCCCCCTTATCCTTTATCTCTCTATGATGTCAAACGAAATCTCTTCAAACAGCTTGTTATTTACCGTCCAAATCTTCACAGGGGCTTCCATGTCACCCGTGTAATAGCATCGTGTCGAAACTGCGCCATCCATCGGATCATAAGATCGCACATAAATGTATTCGGGCAGGAAAGCCTGTAATATCGCTGCTGCCTCTGCGGGCGTAGGAGCGTTCCATGCAAGCTTTACCTTGCGTTTAACAGCCACCTGATTAACGTGCATCAGAGCATCGTCTGTACGTCCTGATTCGGATGCGGAAACTCGCTGGAAAGACCACTCATATGCGGACGGGCATTTAACGTCAACGAGATTATTCTCCGTTGTCCCCACCTGGAATATAAACGTCTGTGCCATCAAATCACCGCCTTACATATTAAGGTATGTCGAGCAAACAAAGCCTGTCTTGCCATCTGCCACAACATACATCCACTTGTAGCCCGCATCATCGGGTGTGTAATACCCGTAGCACCTTACAGGAGTGCCGTACTTCAGCACCTTGAGGCTCTTCGTACTGGTCCCACAGCCCTGTCTTAAATGAAGGCCATCTCTAGCAATGACGTAAAACAACTTGTTGAAACGAGCATCAAACCGTGTTGCAACCATTGAGACAGCCTTTTTGGATGACGTTGTTTTTGTAGCGGAAGTCTTTGCCGTGCTTGCCGTTGTGCTTGTAGTAGTTTTTGGGGCCGAAGTCTTTGTAGCTGTAGTCTTCTTCGCTGTGGTCTTCGTGGCAGTTTTCGACAGTTCTGCGTTAGCCTTTTTAGCTATGTCTCCGAAGCGTTCGAAAAGATAGTCCCCAGGGCAAGCCTTCGCCGCATAGAAGCGGTGAGCCGTCAGAAGGATCTCGTCATCTTTGGGATTGTATGCAAGGTTTTTGTTCTTGTCCGAAATCCACGTTACCTTTTTCTTGCCATTACGTTTGCAGATGTCCACAACGAGCTTAATCGTGGCGTTGTATGCTTTATCTGTCACCGCATAAGGATGATAGCTGTCAGAAGCAACCTCAATGGTAATTGCCCTGTTATCGCACCATGCAGAGCTTGTACACCAGGAACGGTTTTTCTCGTCAACGTAAAGCCCGATTCTGCCATCAAGTCCGACACCGTAATTAGATGATGCCTGTCTGTTCGGATTTGCAAAAATCTGTCCGAGCCGTTCAACTGTGACCTGACCGACAACGCAATGAATCGCAATTCTGTTGATACAGATTCTTCCGGCAGAATAGTTCGGAGACCTTAATGTGTAATTAACCAGCTTGCTATTCGTGTATGCCATTACTCATCTTCCCCCTTATTGTTTGAAAGCTCCTCAAGAGCCTCTTCACCCAGCTCGTCAACTATCATCGTGTCCGATACTACGGGAACGGTTTCTTTCTCTTTCTTCTTTGCCATATCGTTCTCCCTTCCTTCGGCAAAATAAGACCCCGGCATATTTCAGCCGGGGACTCTGTCAAAACTTGTGTTTGTCGAGT